GTCCACCAGAGAAGGAGATTACATTACCAACTGAAGATGTTTGTTTCCAATTGAATACTAATCAGTTAGATAAACTCCTCAAGGCTGCAGCGGTCTATCAAGTTCCTGATCTATCAGTAATTGGTAAAGATGGTTCAATCAGTATTGTCATTCGTGATAAGAAGAATGATTCATCCAATCACTTCTCTGTGACCGTTGGCGAAACCATAAATGATTTTGTGTTCAACTTTAAGGTAGAGAATATTAAGATTCTGCCTGGGTCATACAACGTGGTTGTATCATCAAAACTTCTATCTTGTTTCACAAACACAGATATCGATGTAAAATACTACATCGCACTTGAACCTGATTCTACATTTGAGTAATGTTCTTTGAGAAAGTAAGTCTTGTCACTGGTGGATTCGATCCAATACATAGTGGTCATATTCGATACTTTGAAAGAGCAAAAGACTTATCAAACTATCTGGTTGTTGGTCTAAATGGAGATCCTTGGTTGACGAGAAAGAAAGGTCAATATTTTCAATCTTGGACAGAAAGAGCAGACATCATTCGTCATCTGAATATGGTTGACGCTGTTGTATCTTGGGATGACGTTGATGATTCTGCCTGTGGTGCGATTGAGAAGTGTCTTGAGATATCTCAAACAGTTGTCTTTTGTAATGGTGGAGATCGTGCAAAAGGTAATACACCAGAGCTTGATAAGTTTGGAAATAATGATAGAGTAAAGTTTGAGTGGTCTGTTGGTGGAACTGAAAAGATGAACAGCAGTTCATGGATTCTTCATGGATACTTTGAACGACAAAGAAAGTTGTTAGGTATATGAAGAAGTGGTGGAGAGTATGGGCGAAAGCACTTGGAGAAAAGTCTGGTAAATCTAACAGTGAAGCAGACACCATTGCCAAGATTCGTACCTTTATTTTTATACAGTTAGTTGTTACTAATTGTTTCATTATCGCAGGGAACATACGCCATTGGAATGACCCTGCACCTATAATTATTAATTATGAATGTATTCGTGACTGAACCTTGCCCTTATGAATCGGCAAGAGTATTACCTGACAAACACATTGTCAAAATGCCCCTTGAGACATGTCAAATGTTATCAATGGTATATTCCAAATGGTACTTTGATTGGGGTCAATTAACCAAAAGGGATGGAACACCCTACAAAACTGATAAAGGCGCCTTCAGAGGTCATCCCTGCACCGCCTGGGCTGCAGAAAATATATACAACACTGCATGGCTTATTGCACATGGTTTTGGATTGTCTAATGAATATACAGAAAGATATGGTAAAACACACACATGTGAAGATCCATTGTTAGAAGCAGAAGCAATATTTTACGAAAAAACTGGACAACTTCCAAATGATTGTTATCATAAGGCAACACAGTTCCCTCGTGCTATGCCTGAAGAATGGAAGTTTGATGACAGTATAGACACCTTCGTTGCATATCGAAGATACATTGCATCAAAGCCATGGGCTGCAACCAATTATCTTCGCATACCTGATCGCAAACCTGAGTGGCTATGAAACTAACACAAGAAATTATTAACCAAATTCAAGAGGCAATGTTACATACCAAGAAGGATGGTACTGTCAACTGGAAAGATACTGACGAGATTGTAGTTCAATTAGCAGGGACATTTGCTGCTGATAGATTTATTGTTATTAAGAATAGAACAAAAGACCCAGTGGTATCTGCTAAACCACATCCCAACTTTGATTATGAAAAGAAGGAGTTTAAAAAAGATGAAGGAGTTTGATTATGACCTCGATTACAAGAACATTGATTTTACAGTTGAAGAAAATCGCAAACTTTATCGTATTGGAAGGGGAGAACAAGGAGTGCTATTGGTACGGCCTTACACTAACGATATATGCGCTCATTGGAGGTTTGTAAATGAAACTATCGCTCGCAAATCTGCTGATAAAATCTACTCCATGTTTTGTGACTATAAGGAGCAACAAGACTTCATTGGAATGGATATGGCAAGGAAGTTTCTTGAAATGGGATTTACACGCTCCCGTCGGTATGCAAATCATCCTAGTGGGAAGAAATACGCTAGAGATGGTTCCATATCACCGCAGTCGCCAACCGCATTACACTGTGAAAAGTCGCGTTCTGCAACTGTTTTCAAAAAAATGAGGGACAGAGCAGCATACGATGAAACTTATCAAAAACTACGCAAACAATGGAGATCTGAAGAATGATTTTACCAGGCACAACCGTTACAATTGATAGTCCAAACTCAATATATAATGGGTATGTTGGATTCGTTCAACGATGCACAAAGAAAACAGCATCAGTTCTGTTTGATAACTATTCTCCTTGGGAGAAACTTGTTACTTTCAAAATGTCTGAATTAAAAGAAGGTGGCAACATCCCTAAATCAAAAAACTATTAATTATGATTTTTTTATCCTGTCCTCCAGTATATACATTACCTGGCACATGGACTAAGTGCAATGCACTAATACCACATTATAATGCTGATCCAGATGCAACATTCGGTATTTCTATATTAGTAATCTTAGTTTTACTATCTGGGTTTGGAATATACAGAGCATTCTTTAATAACAAAGGTTTAACAGACCAATGGGAAGAACATGATGACTAACCATGCACTTGAAATCATCTTCTGGACAGTGCTAACATTATATGTTATGACTAAAATAGGTGTATTTAAAAAATGAATCTTTGGCAAAATTATAAGAAAGTATTGTTCAATACTTTTGATCTTGAACCTGATGCTACTAGCATGGAGTGGGAAGGAAAACGTAACACAAGTCTAAAAGCAATAGAGTATCGTCATAAATATTTTTTGAAAGCACGTGAGGTAGAAATTTACAATGAAAAGTCTAGCATTTACAACAACATCCTCTATCCTAAGACTGGCTGTAATCTGCCCTGTTTTGGCATGGATCTTATGGGATTTGCTGAATATAAGGTAATTGTAGTATTTGATTTTCAGCACCCCACAGAGAACTACATGTTCTCACATCCAGACTTACCAGTAGCAACAGAGGACTACAGATTTTTTGAGAAAGGTAATCATTTCTCAGAAAATATATTTGTGCGTAAATGTAAGATGGATGAAGTAGATCAATACGTGGGAGAGTTTGCACAATATCTTGATGCATATAGAAGAATGGTAGAAGCAGTGCAACCAGATGGAGAAGATACAACAATATACTCTGATTTTGACACATATATGACAAGATTGGATCCTGTTGGTGGATACCTCAAAGGTATCTTCGGAGAGGAACGAGCAGAACAACTTGTCAAATCATTTCTTTTCTGCTATAATAAATAGTAATGCTGCATTGCAGTAATATTCAAATACAAAAATACGAGGAATACACATGTCATTTAGTGCATTAAAGAAGTCTAATTTTCAAGACTTACTTTCTAAAGCAGAAAATCTCAACAAGACCGAAACAAAAGCAGGTCCTGATGAGCGTCTCTGGAAACCAGAGGTGGACAAAGCAGGAAACGGTTACGCTGTAATCAGATTCCTTCCTGCACCTGATGGAGAAGACCTTCCATGGGCACAAGTTTGGAGTCATGCCTTCCAAGGACCAGGTGGTTGGTATATCGAAAACTCCTTAACAACTTTAGGTAAAAAAGATCCAGTTTCTGATCTTAACAGAGAACTCTGGAACTCTGGTGCAGAAGGTTCACCACAAAGAACTCAAGCACGTAATCAGAAGCGTAAACTAAACTATTACAGCAACATATATGTTGTTAAAGATAGTGCAAATCCTAGTAATGAAGGTAAAGTATTTTTATATCGTTTCGGTAAGAAAATATTTGACAAGATTATGGAATCAATGCAACCCGCATTTGAAGATGAGACACCAGTAAATCCATTTGATTTCTGGAAAGGTGCTGACTTCAAGTTGAAGATCACCCGAGTTGCAGGATTTTGGAATTATGACAAGTCTGAGTTTGATGCTCCATCAACACTTGGTGATTTTGATGACAAGGCACTTGAGAGTATTTGGAAGCAAGAACATAGTCTAGCAGCATACACTGCTGATGACCAGTTTAAAACTTATGAGGAACTTAAGGCACGTCTTGAGTCAACTCTTAAAGGTAACTTCAGTAAAGCAATAGCGGATGAAGACCTTGAAGATTTGAGTGAAGGTCGTACACCACAAGAACCTACTCCAGAACCTGTCATTGCAAATCAAGGAGAAGATGATACTTTATCGTACTTTGCTCAACTAGCAAAAGACGACTAAAAAAATAAGACCCCTTCGGGGGTCTTTTTTATTACATGGATATATCTGATAACGTACCACCAACTTGTACAATGCCTGGTGCACCTTTAGTTAGAAGTTGATAATATACATTTACAAATTCTTCAATAACTGTTGGACGTACAACTTGTATTTTCTCTTTCTTTGCATTCAACTGTTCTTCATATTGGTAATTAGATACTGATACTGTAGGATTAGCAGTAACAGTTGTACTACCGTTATAATACGCAACTTGAAAAGTTTGTGGAACTATCTTTCCCGCAGGACATATAATATTGCCATCATCATCTGTAACTTCTGTAGTCACATAATATTTTGTACCCATGGGTTGACTATACTTGTTATTAACAAATTCTTGTAGTTGTCTAACAGATCGTGGCCACTGTGAATAGTAATCTGTAATGTCATTAATAATAAGTATAGTCCAGTTGTAAAATGGATTTTTATATAACTGAGTAGAAATATCTTCTGGTCTTTCTCCATTTTTAACAATATACTCATCAAATAAACTTATTGATGTTTTAAATTCGTTTAGAATTTCACCACGTTTCCAAATATTTTTTGCCAGTATAAATTTAGCATCCAATTGATTGGGTGAAAAATTATACATTAAGTCGGGCAAACCATTTAACATTAGAATGTCACCGTAGGATAGTTGTCTAATTCTGGAGATCTGAAGAATCTTGAATTTGTTTTGTCTTGCCCAGAACCTTCCATGTCGTTTCTTGTAAGAGCAGTTGTTTCCATAAACTTCAGACTCAATAAAACCAAGGGAATGTTACCGTCAAAGATTGTTTGAAGTTGTCCAAGAGGTGTTGTATTGACAGTTACATTAGTAAGTGCACATAGTTTAGTCTTCGGCATCATGGGATGTTGTATTGATTTTGTGCTACCTGTATTTTTATTAACTTTTACAAACTGTGGTTCTAAAACCCAAACGTCTGGGAATTGTAGTAAGGTTGCATTTCCCCTACCATTCTTTGAGTATGGGTGCATACCACGTTTGAACCATTCTATAATTCTAACTATTTTTTCAGACTCTTCTTCATCCCTTGCTGCAAGTTCAAATGTAAATTCAAACGTCCTCATATCCATACGTTGAAACATTTGAATAGCATTCTCATTTGGTGCTAATCCAGCAAGTCCAGCAATATTTTTCATATTTAGATTGCTAGTTACACCAAATGTATCTGCACCAAATTTTGCTCCACCCATTATGCCACCAGCTATATTTTGAGCTGCATTTGGATTGTTCTTATTAAAATCAGTTACCCCTTTCATTTTTCCTAACTGCCCATTTATTATGCTTGGGATTGTTCCCCCTGCAGCACCTAAAGTAGTGTTGAGAAGAAATTGGTTAGGGTTTGTTGCGAGTAATGCTAAGGTTCCAAGTTTAAATTGATTATTCCAATCTGCACTGTATTGATATTGAAACTCATTAGGCATAGGTAAATTACATGTTTTACTCATCAAACCTTTTCTTCTTGCATTTTCTTGAAACTCTTTGTCCTTCCTTAATGCCTCTAAATCTATTACCCTGCCATCTGGTGCTGTTACTGTATCTGGTCTTCCTGTTATATCACCTTCAGCAATATGATTTTTATTTCGTGATTCTCGTAACTTTCTACGGTTATCATCGTTCCCACTCATATTTCTCTTATCTTTTGTTGGATCTCCAGATCTTTGAAATTCTTCTATAAACGTACCAGCTGCATCAACCATACGACTTATATTATTATTACTACCAAGTGCATTTAAAGCGTCGTTTTGATTTTTAGCAACTTTTTCTATAGCCTCATTGTACTCATACTTATTAATTTTTAAGTATGAAGCATATGGTATATCTGCTATCCCTTCTGGGTATGATAATGACATTAACTTTTACGATGGAATTTTTCTAGAGGTAATAAACTCAACAGTTGTACCTCACTCTCTTGGATTTCAAAGAAGATGCTATCAGCATTCTTCGGAATATATTGACGTAAAGAACTTTTAGGGAACTTTTTT